GCAACAGTGCCCGTCACATTAGACGCGGTGCCCGATGTGTTTTGGTTAAACGTCGGCCAAGTAAACGTGCCGGTGCTGAAATTACCGCTAATGGGTGTGCCAAGCGTTGGCGTAACAAGCACCGGAGAAGTCGCCAAAGCCACCACAGAACCGCTGCCGCTAGTGGTGTACGACGTGCCCCAAGCGGTGCCTGTGGAATTGGGGATGCCTGCGCCTGGGTACACCATCGGCAGGGAATTGTTGATGGTAATGGCCGCCGAACCGTTGTAGGTTGTGCCTGCGCTAAACGATATGCCAGTGCCCGATGTCAGCGAATTGGCGACAGAACCTGCCGAACCCGTTGTGTTCTGGTTAAGCGTAGGCACGTCGGCAACTTGAATCGTGTTCATCACGACGTTTGTGCCGTTGCCCCGCAAGTACGATCCGCTGGTGACCGCGCCAGCAAAAGCGTTCATCGCCAATTGCGCGGTAGTCTGGCCCGAGCCGCCATTGGCAATAGCCACCGTGCCGGTCACATTGGCTGCGTTGCCTGAGATGTTGCCGCTGACCGCGCTGCCAGAGATGGCAATCGACGTATTGGTGACGCTAGTGACCTGACCCTGCGCGTTGGTGACAAACACGGGGACTGCACTGGCCGAGCCATAAGTGCCAGCCGTGCCAATGTTGGTTATGGAAAACTGGTTGGTGGCTAGGGTTAACCCTGTGCCAGCGGTGTAAGTTTGCACAGCAGCAAACTGAATAAACACAATAGACGTAGTGCCCACCGTAATAGGCAGCGGGGTCTGTTGCACCCAAGACGTATTTGCGTTGACCGTGCCAGAAATCACTAGCAACAAGTCACCAATGTCAATCTCGTTTGTGCCAGTGCCGCTGGTGTCGTAATCCGTAGCGCGAGTCAGGATGTAGGGTAACGCCCCGCTGCCGACTTGGGTTACGGTGTAAACACCGTTATTTGCGCTTGTTGCCTCATTCTTGACCAAAATGCGTTGGCCGCTGGTGACGGTTACCGAGTCCACCACCAATGCAGCGTTAGCCGTAGCCGTCAGCGTAGCGCCTACGCCGCCGGTGCCGTTGTTGTAGGTGTTTGCGGGCAGCGCAGCCGTGGTGGCAAGGTTACAAGCCGCGTGGAAGTTGATGCCGGTAGCAATGCTGTCGGCGTAAGACTTGTTAACAATATCCGTGCTGGCGCTTGGCGCAGTTGAGATAGTTCCGGTGGTCAACGTGATTGATGTAATGTCGGTGTTTGCCCCGCTGGCCGCTGCGCCCAGACTTGTGCGGGCCGCGCTTGCCGTAGTTGCGTTTGTGCCACCGTTAGCCACAGCCACTACGCCGGTTACGTTAGCCGCTGTGCCAGTAGTGTTTTGATTGAGCGTGGGCACATCCGCAGCCACAATGGCCGCTAGGGCAGAGTTTGTGCCGTCAGAACGTAGGTAGTAACCCGATGTTTGTGTGCCAGTCAGGGCAGTGATGGCCGCTGGCGCTGTCGTTTGCCCGGTGCCGCCGTTGGCAATTGGTAAGGCGGTGCCTGAGTAGCTGATTGCCAGCGTGCCGCTAGTGGTAATGGGGCTACCAGCAACCGATAAAAAAGATGGAACGGTGGCCGCAACGCTAGTGACCGTGCCGCTGCCCGCACTTGAGTTAATAGTCTGATTGGGCCAAGTTCCGGTGATGGTGACGTTGGTTCCTGCAACTAGGGCAGGCGTTGCCGTGCCAGTGCCACCAGATGCCACCGCAAGCGTGCCGCCCAAGGTCACGGCACCCGTGGTAGCCGTGGCAGGCGTTAAGCCCGTAGAGCCGCCGCTAATCGAATTAACGCCAGACGTGGACAAGACAACATATTTGACGTTGCCCGAGTTGTCCACAACCTGCCAGGCGCTGCCGTGGGTATAGGTTAGCTTCTCGCCTACCAGCAGGGTTACCGTGCTGATTAGGTACGGTGTGGCCGTATCCAGCAATTCCACGGTCACCACCTGCGACACCGTATCGGTGTTCAAGATGGTCACCATATCAATGTCGCGGATAACGTCTACAGCAGGCGCTGAACAAATGGTTACTGCCGTTGTGCCGTTGGAATTGGTAAGTTTTGTGCCGCCAAGGTAAGTAGTAGAAGTCTGATCAGAATAGGACACAACCGCCTGCAATGGCGCAGTGGCTTGTGCCCCGCCCAAATACAGCGCAAGTGATCGGTTTATTGTGTCTAGTCTGATCATAATTTACCCATGCGCCGCAGCTATAGCATAGATTGCCGGATTACTAGAATTTGTCGTAGTAGAAATAACAGTTGGAGACGCTGGCGGGGAAAGCTGCAAGTCATCCAAAGAAGTCTGGTTGTTGCCGCCGCCTGTCAGTGCAAACAAGTTTAAAAAAAACCGATACCACTCACGCGACATCAATCCCGTGCGTTGGTCAATAAAATCAACCCTTGAACTAGGGATGCTGGTTATGTTGAGTTGATTAGGCATTTGTCGGACTCAAAATCAATTCAGCGCCCATGATGGCAACTTTGACAGGATCGGTGCCAGACACTTCGTAAACCCTGTCGCGCAGCTTAAGCGTCATGCCCAGCCGCCGCCAGAAAACGCGCTGGTAATACGCGCCAATTTTACCCATTGGCGACCAGTGTTCATTGCTCCAGGTGTGGCCGCCGTCATCCGACCAGCGCAGCATAGCTTGCGGGTCAGAGCCTTGGCCGTCAATCAGGCCAACGCCCGATTCGCAGTTCAACTGCAAAGTGTGGTGCGCGGTGCGCTTTAGGTTGTTTGTGCCAATTGGCAAGGCACGCCAAGAGCGCAACCATTTCTGAGTGTCGCCGTTGTCTGAATAGACATCTAAACTTATTTTGTAGATGTTGCCATTCTCAAAATCGCCGACAACGGTATTACCAAGGAAGTTGCACTGGCAGTTGCTGCGGTGGCGGGTAAACGCACCATTGAGCCATCCAGCACGTTCATGCCAGGCTTGCGTAGAGACATCGTAAACCCAAGTCGCATTTCCCGTAGGGAACGTCAGCACATAGAAAGCGTGGCCTTCCTGCTGGTAGGTGTACGCAATAGCGTCGGAAATGTCGCTGTATTGGGCAATCGCGTACTCAATAGCATGGGTGGATACCCGTTGGCCGGTGTAGCCGTTGGCGCGGTAGACAATCCCCTGCCCGCGTGCATCCGTGCCCAGCCAGAACAAGCCGTTGTCCAGCTTGGCAATTGAGAATGCCGCAACGCAACCAATCTCGTTGAAAGCGCCTTGGATGCGGGTCAAAGGAAAATCAGCTAATCCAGCGTCGTACCAAACTTCTACTGAGTCAGTTCCAAACAACCAGGCTTCGCGGTGGTCAACAATAATTCCGACCAGCCCGTCGGGTGAACCCTCGGCGCTGGCAAAATCTAGCGGGTCAACCGATAAGCCGTCTAGCAAGGAAGTTACCCACACACGCTGGCTGTCTGGCTCGTTGAATACAAAGTAGCCGTCAAGGTAGCCCACCGTCACCGCACCAGGGAAATCAAGATCGGTAATTTGTGCAAATACGTTGGTGACCTCGTTGTAAATGTAGCTGTCGGGGTTGCAGGCAAAAAATAGCTGCGTCCCGTTGTCCGCAATTGACACCGGCCCCGTACCTGACACCGTGCCCAACAGCACTGGGTCGCCGGTCAAAGTGGACATTTTGTAGACCTCGTTGCCAGACACAACGTAGAAATCGCTGCCGTTGGTCTGGTGCGCCCACAATGCGCGGATTGGGCCATCACCAACAGATTGCAGGTACTCTAGCCCAGGGGCGCGGTTGAGAAAAGCGGCAGTCTGCCCGTTGTCCGGTGTCATTTCCGGAAACAAGTTAACCATCCTGTTGTCCGCAGCGTTGATACTGCGGGCGACGTAGGACGCGCCGAGTATCGGGGTCTGCATCAGTAGTTTCCTGCGTAGATGTTAAACCGCTGGCGGCTTGCCACAATTGCGTAGGGCATCGACATCACATCGTCAGGGTTGTTGATGCGTTTAAGATTGCGCTTGCTAGTCATGGCAATGCGTTGCACTTGCGGGCTGGGTTCGACACCAAACTCAGGGGCAAATTCCATCGCCAAGTTGTAGGTAAACGCCCGCAGATAGCCTGGCGGGAACAAAATGTCGGTTGTAAGCGTAGCTGGCTGTGTGAGTTCTTCAACGCTAATAAAGTGCCATTCCAAATCCCGCGTGGGTTTTGGGTAGATGTACATATCAATGTTGGGATACGTCATGTTGACAAATATCACCTGCGGATAGGTGGATGTCACCGTCTTAACGGCAATACCATCGTATTGCTGCTGGTTGATTGCTTTGATGCCAAAGCTGACGTTTGTGCTTGGGTCGCGGTAATAGGTTGCGTCATCCAGCAGAATAGGCCGGTTGCCCACAAAGTCACCTGTTGGGCCAAGTGTACGGTTGATGAAACCGGCAGGCCAGGTATACATTTGATCTTGAGTGCTAAACACTGACAATCGTTCAGTGTTCCAAGAGTCAATCATTTGATTAAGCGCCATTAGTGCGTCTTGCGACACCGATGCGCCAGGAGTCTCGCCTTCGGCCAATACACCTAGCAACCTCAGTGCCCGATTGATTTGGTCACCAGCAGTGTATGTCGCCATAGCTAGACCCCTTCTAGTTCCACTTTTCTACGCCGTTTGACTTCCAAGACGTTTACAGGAGCCGCCAATTCAAAATCGGGCGTATCCAAAGTATAGCGCACCCAACCGTTTTTCTCATCGGCAATTGCTTCAAGTTCCATAGTCGCTACTTTAGCGCCGTGGATGGGATGCTTTAGGTATATGACCATAGGTTAAAAAGGGGGCTTGTGGCCCCCTCCTTTTTAGCTTGCGCCGTGGATGATGGAAAA